GTTGCTATTTCTTCTGTCATATTGTATCCACTCATTTACGCCGAGCGATGGCGATAGTCGCATTATAACACAGTGTTTACATTCTATCCAGATGTTTCTTAGATAGTTCGTTCCAGTTTACTAACTGAAGTATTTGGTCATAGGTAATTATGCGACCAGAAACTTGTTGTATTCCATCTACAGATGCTTCGTGTAACTCTTCGATAGTCTCCTCACGAAGCTCGTGGATCATCTTAATAAATCTAGCAAATGCTTCGTAGTTGTGAAGCGTTTTAATATCGTCTTGTATTTGCATTATCTAACTGCGGAACGCATTACTTGAACCATTCTAGGTCCCCTGGATTTAACTTGTTTGTACCAGTTGCTATCAACCATTTCATCTGCGGCCATATTGTAATCGTTATTCATAAGACCCTTCTTCATTTCTACAAACTTGTTTAGTTTTGTCAAACCAAGGTTAAATGCCATATCGACCAAAGTCATCTTGACGGCTTCTGGTCTCTTGGCAAAGTTGGGATCATAAGACTGAGCATCCTTAAATGCTTGCGTTAGACTACGGTTGTAAAGGGTCTTTGTCTCTTTGTCGGTTAACTCTCTGCCGGCAAACAACTCGTTGATATCAATGCCTTCTTGCTTGAGAAACTTACGGTTTGACGCATCTTCAAGATTGAAGCCAATCCCTATGGTGCGGTTACCCTTGCTATCCTTGTAAACCTTGGGCTTGTTCCCTTCATTCAGAACAAACATATCAAAGTAATTTTGCGCTCTTTGATCTTTGACGCGCTGATTCCCAAACTGCTGGGCTGTCATATTGTCTGCCATAATATAAATTATTTCTTGGAAGCGTAACCTAAGTTTATTTTTTCTAAAAAAATTTTTATTTGCTCTAGCCGTGAACGATGCACCATGAGGGTGTCTAATTGACCGCTAAGTCTTATGTCGTGATAACCAAGTTGTTTTTTAAGATTATTAATCTCTACTTGTTGTTCTTCAATAATTTTAGAATAGTTATTGATATCTTTATCTAATAAATAAAAAGATAATACGGTAAGCAAAATTAATATAGAAAAAATTATATTTTTTTTAATCATACAAGCACATATGCTTTACTGCATATTCTGTGTTTGTATTTCACCCATTTGTGCAGGGGCTGTTCCAACTCGACCAATCTGAGCATTCTGTGCTTGCTGTATTTGGAAGGTATATTGACCATTATACTTTTGCAGTCTAGCAGCAAATGCTTGATCAGACTGAATCCTTTGTGCAACATCGGGCTGTTGAGTGTATTGCTGTATAACCTGTAGTGCAATTTGTGCTCCAGCGGGTCTAGCCGGCATCTCGATACCTGCAAAGATTTTAGCTAGGTCATCTGTAACTTGCTCAACGATTTGTTGTTGAGCGGTTTCAACAGGCTGTAAAACGGCATCTGCCATAACAGGATCAATGCTTGCGGCAGCTACATCTAGTAGATTGTCTACATTTAGACGGTTGTTAGCATTTAACTGATTGAGTGCGACAAACTGCTGAAGTTTTTTCTCTACAGTTTCTGGATCTGTATTTTGCACATCAAAGTTAACTAGTATATCAAAGTTTTCATCTGGGTTACCCTTGTCAAAAACTTGTGCATCTGGCACACCAGTAACACGGAAAAAGACTGCATCTGGTCCAAAGCGTTGGAAGCACTTGTAGGACATCTTGATTACCTCGGCTGTGTGGCTAAGGAACTTGTCTACTAAGAACTGCTTGCGTATCTGACTAATCTGAGCACCTTCGTCTAGTCCAACTAGTTTGTCTGCTAGAGTCAGCAGTGTATTTTCCATCTCTACTGACCCAGTAGGCGGTGGAGGTGTTGGGGCAAAGTCTAGGTCACCCTTACGGCGATATGGTATTAATCTACCTGGACCCCAGTCGTTGGGAGCTTGCCCTACTGGGTGCAGGATTGGAGGCAGAGTTGCGAGGCTGTTCCTATCTACCCTTGAGTCACGCTCAACCTTTACTTGGTTTTGTATACCACGAAGTATGGAAGGGATAGTTGTTGTATCATATAGTCGTTTGCTATCTTCAGATAGCTTTGTAACGACCACTGGATAGTCTTCGTAGCCGTTGAGAAGTTCAAACTTGGCGTAGCCCGGCACTTCTTCGTTACCACTAAACTCCTTGTGGAATACTGTGCAATAGATGCCTTCTGCGCCATCTTCTTGGTCAATTAGGCGTTGATAAGCATAACAGATCTCAACTAGTTCATCAGCCTCGTAAGCGTTGTCTGCTAGGCTTAGGCTGCGACGACCTTCTTGTTCACGCTCGATAGAATCAATATTTACTCCTCTATATTTTGATATGATGTAATCTACAAAGTCTTCGTCCCATCCATCTGTGACTACCTTGTTTTCTAGTTCTTGTGGGGTGTAGTAGGTTTTCCAGAAGCAGTAGGGTGCTCTCTGTGGATCAGTAACGTAGGGAGGGAAAAAGAAGTCACCATCTGGGGCAAGTGTTTTAACATCAGGAGCATTGACTTGTCTACGAACAATCGGCAGTTCTGCTACTCCAGTCTTTCTTAGATCACGCAATGCCTTCTTTGCTCGTTTTTTAGTTGTTCCTTCAAAGGTTGCTTGAAGCAAGGCAGTCAGTTCTTCATCATCGTTACCGTTCTGTATTGCGTCAGCAACACTAGGACTGACCTGTGCAATCTGATTAAGGTCTAACTGCTGGAGAATACGTCTATCCTCTCTCTGCCAACCTATATAGGTAATCAGTATGCCTCGCTCAAGCAAGTAATTAGCACCTAGTTCCATTTCCCTGTGGAACCGGGGTATGTATCCAGAAGATACCATCCATTTCAAGAACCCAGAAACTATGCGGCTACGAGCAATATCTCCGCTTTCTACTGGGAATGCTCTGACATTGGCACGGTTTAGGGATGCCATGAATAAAGATACTAGCCTTGTGATACGCTCATCGATGAGATGACACTCCATGTCGCTTGCACCCTCCCAAGGGAAGGCATCCGCTCCGTGCTTACGGTGGTCACGGCTCTTGCCAGGCCAGAAGTTTCTGCGATCATCGTAAGATGTGCGGCAGAGGTCAAAGTATGCTTCTAGTTCTACAACTGTTTGGTCGTAGGCTAGGCGTAAAGTTTTAATATCTGGCTCGTCCTGTAGGTAAGTCAGAGACTCAGAAACATTATCAGTTATCATTATTTGAGATTAATCTTTTTTGCACGGATTTTAATAACCGTATAACATGGGTCGATGATACTCCTATTGTATCACATAGCTCTTCATTTGTCATAGCAACAGATGTTTCATGCAAAACATACCTACGAAGTATCTCCCAAGCACACAATCTGTCTACTTGTTCTTTACACCACTCGCGGTTGAGAGTGATGTCATCCTCCTTTTCTAACGTATCTGTAACTTGTTCCACTAACATCTTCGATTGCCTCAAAGGTTACCTTTTTACCAACTAGTTTACCCTGCCACTTTCGTGGGATTAGCATAGGCACTTTTTTGCCTATCTCTTTGTTGTAAACATAGTTAAACTTTGGATTAGGACACTCGGTCAAAACCATACCCGTGTAATGCTTTGGTATGATCTCTTCTATCATAAATGAATCCTCAAGGATGGCTGTGCCTTCCTCGGTTACCCAAGTGTTTCTACCTCTTCCTGTCAGTGAACCCTCTGGCAGCTTTTCTACGGCTATACGCATAGCCTCATCAAAGTCTACCTCTTGTTCTTCTGCTATTTTCACTAGTTTCTTTTTAGGCATTAATACCCTCCTTCTGCTCTTCTTGTTGTTGTCATTGAGGCATCAGAAACGTAGTCTGGTCCATATCCGTCATTTATCATCCGTAAATAACGTAGAAGGTCAATCCAGTCCTTCAATGGTTCGTCTACCTTTCCTCTGTGTCCCCAGTTAATTAAACTCTGTATTAGATTACCGCACGACGAGTGTATCTTTAAGATGGGTCTGTTGGCATCATCTATCTCTGCATCTGGGTTGTATCGCATCCACTCGTCTAGTCCAGATAGTCCTGTCTCGATGTCTGAGCCGCTAGATGGGATAAAATACATACCTCTAACCGCAAAGCTCTCAAACAGGTCTGTGTTGTTCTCGTTTTCTCTGGCAAAGAAGCGTGAGTCACCTATACGCTCATAGACCTCTACACCCAGATCACTTTCTATATCCAAGAACTCATCTATGTAAGCCTGGACATCGTAGCCCAGTTTCTTGGCTGCTGGACCAAACCTCCACTTGGGATCACCCGCTAATGCCCACTCTCCGTAACTGTCCCTGTCAGGCCACTCACGTAGTATGGTAATAAAACCATTTATATCTACAGCAGCCCATATCGCCACATAGTTTCTAGCACCCGCAGGGTCAACAATCTGATATACAGTATGTGTGTCCTCGCTGATCTCAGGCATCTCGTTAGTTACATGGACATTAGTATTGAAGTATGGGAACAGGGTAGTCATTGACTTAACTGGCACTCCGTACGCACGGGTCAGTATCTCCTCTTTTGGTCTGCCCTGCAAGTCCTTGGCTATACGATCATAGCCACCGAAAGGGTTCTCGTCTGTATGCAGATAGACAATGCCGGCATCCCTGTTAACGCTATACTGCTTTACAGGAACAGGCTCATCTAGTAACTTTGCGTGCTTAGTCTCAAGAATCTCTGCATCTCTTAGGTAGTCAGCAATTAGTTCTGTGTAGCCATCGATAGGGGTAAACCCTGTGATTAGCCTAGAGTCCCTGGTAGCTAGACGGAAACGCTGTGTGTTGATCAGCGTAGAGTCTCCTAGATACTCGTCATTGCCAATACCTACGTTTTCTGGGTGGTTGCCTAGATTAGGAAACCCAAACTCAAAACCTTCTAATATGGTATGATTATTGCTAAACTGCGTATAGGTCTTGAAGTCTACGCGAGTCCTAGTGTCTGGGAAGATAAACGACTGCCCGGTAAAACCATTTTGCATAGAGTAGTTAATATAGCCCTCGATGCCCTTGGTCTTGCGTTTGAACTCCTTGGGCATAAACTCCCATATGGCAGCCTGTTGAACCTTGACAGATGTATCAGCATTCTGTGAGAACAACACTACATGTCCATCCATGTGCTTCGTAATGGACTCCATGAATATCTTAGCCATACCTGTGGTCTTAGCACCACGATTACCACCAAGAACTAAGACCTCGTTATACTTAGATAAAGCCCATCTAATCCTATCCCAACTAACTAGGTTTACCCCGTGACGCAAGGGATCATCCAGAGTCAGCTTGATAGCATCCTCTCTTGCCTTCCATACGTCGTAGACGGCTTGCGCCCCCTTTGAGTCTAAGAGAGCCTTGAGCCGCCTCTTATCAGGGGTAGGTATCGTTGGGTGTCTAGTCCACTGCATCGTCTTCTGAATCATCTGGGTCGTTTTCAAACTCCCATTCAATCTCTATGTTGTCATCACCAAGTTCTAGTTGCATCTCATGCACTAGCATTCTTCCTGCTGGCAAGTGGTTATAATCATAAAATAGTTCACCCTGCTCATTCATTACAATGAAGCAGTAGTTCTCGAAATGCTCTCCCAGTATTCCACGAATCTGTTCGTAGATGGGGTCATAGCTTTCATCTATCAACGATCTAGCCATCTTCCTCTACATCTATTACCTCTGCCTCTGGCAGCGCATCTATGAGGCTCATAGCCTCCTCTGGGGTGGTTATGTGCCTTACCTCAATCTTCTGAACATTGTTTCCCGTCACATTATCAAAGGTTCTGTGTAACTTCTCCTGTGCTACCGCTAGGTTAGCCAAGTCCTTAGTCTCTGCCTTCTTTATCTTCTCCTCTGCCTCAGCAGAGCCATCTAGATAACTAGCTGCAATCTTCTCTCCTATGCTACTAATCTCATCTATCGTAGAGGCTAGCTGCATAGCCCTCTCCTGCCTAAACACCCTAGCCTCATCGCAGGTTTTTACTATCCCATTGATGCGCCTGGCTATGTAATGGTGCATATCCAACTTCATCTTAACATCATGCATACTGGAGCCGGCTAAGAACATAGAAGCCGCTGCAAGCCATCTCTGAGGATTATTGTTAGCCAGACTATTCTTAGCCGTCCTCTCCTGCTCCATAGCAAGCATAGGGGCAAGCGCATCCCTCATCCTATCCTTTAATTCTATGCTCGTCTCTTCACTATCCATATCTGTCCCCATATCTATCTTCTAAACTACTTCTTTCTATCTTAGGCTCTGCACCTATATATGACTCCTCTGCCAACCTATATTGTACCCTACCATTACCTAACTTCCTTTTACTCAAATAACCACAACTCTCTAATTCTCTCATACCCCGTTGCACACTCTTAGTCTCATCCTTATTATCTATGGCTATCCTCTTAGCACTGAAGTCCCAGGTGGCTGGCTTTGATTTCATATACGCCCATATGCCCTTAGCCTTGAGACTTAAGCGATTATCCTCCCATATGCCTTCTCCGTCCTCCATCAAACTCCATACAGGGTTATACCTCCACTCTACCCCATCTAATAATGATTTCATACCCAAAGGTGTAAATTGCACTTCAGGGTATGTCAAGTTTTAGACCCAAAGGTGCAAAACGCACCTCATAAGTATACCCTAAAAAACATAGCCCAATTAGATTACATTTTTTAAAGGGCAGATTATGTATATATATAACTAGATGTATATGGCAAAGCGACTCCCCCCCACCCGCTTGCCGCTTGCATCATGTAGAAAGTTTTCTTTTACAAGGCCGAGATATATTCCCCGGTAATTCCCCAATCTTATCACCCGGCAAGGCCACCGGTAAACTTGCCATTGTATCGGTTAAAAAAAAGTTTAAAAAAACTATTGACAGCATGCACTTGAGCAGTTTTAACGGGCATCAGTTAAGCGCACTTGCTTAACATTAACCTATATAAATTATATATTATGAAATATCTTGAAAAGAATACATCTGTAACAAGTTGCTATGGTCTAGGCCAAAAGACATTTGATTACGAAGCTAGCATAGTTGAAATCATTAAGGACGCTTTGGCTATTAAAGGCCATTCAATGGTTAGACTGGTAAACGGTGGCCTTTATTATGTGCCAAAAGATAGAATCATTGATCGCGATTATAAAACAATAATTTACCGTTACAGTTTGCTAGATGGAAAAGTAGTTGAAAAACAAGGTAATAATCTTGAAAACATTATTCTTAATTACCGTAAAAAGTTGAAAGCTAATAAAAAGAATCGCGCCCAAAGAAACAGCTTGCAATATCGATTCGTGCATGATTTGGAGTTTAAAAGCGCGTCATAAAACTGATAAGAACCTTAAACTCCCTTGCGGCCGCCTTTGCCTTGTGCATCGCGCGGCCTTTGGAGTGCCTAATGACGGGCACATATTAACCAATATATAAAAATGAAATCTACATTCAATTCACTATGGCAAGCGATATCGATAAACTAAAAGGCCGAAATACAAAGAAGTCTTTACATGTTTACATCTCGCGTAATACACTTGGCTTTTACGAGCTTATCAAATACGCAAACTAATAACCAATAAAAGAAAGTATATAAATGAGAAAAGTAACACAACAAATCGCAAACGCCTTTGCACAAGGCAACAAACTAACAATAGGCAACACAATGACAAACGGGCAAGCCGTCTATCTACACGGCAACTTGATTGCTCAAAAGAATGAAAGCGGCATTTACATGACGCTGGCCGGGTGGAATACCACGACAACGCGCGAACGCCTTAATGGGATTGCGCAAGTGCTAGGTATTGACGCTAGCTTTAATCAGAAAGACTTTGAGCCTTATTTCAATGGGAAGCAAATTGGCATAAATCAATGGTTTAAAGTTTGCTAGCCTAGCAAAGCAAAGCACCTTGCGCCCTGTGTTCCCTTTACGGGGCACGGGGTTTTGGGGTAGGTAATAACGCCTAAATAATAACTAATAAAAGAAAGTATATATAATGAAAGTAATATCTAAAAACGAATTGTTAAAATTCTGTGATCGCTTAGAAAATCACATTGAAACCAAAAATAGAAAGTAATAAAATGAAAAATACAAAGCACATTGTAAACGAGCACAAGCTTGTAAATAGTCAAAGAGAATTAGTCTTGTCAGTAATAGTATTTGCTTGCATGGTAGGTGCTGGCATAATAGTCTTGCTAGCCCTTGCAATGGGATAAACCTAATAATTAATAATAATAACTATTATAAATATGAACAAAGAAATATTCACAAAATTATATAACGA